GTTTATATTTTTAAGCATACGTTGTTTTTCTAAATTATAGTTACGAATACATTGCATGCATTCATTATATGTTTTCCATTCCATTTTACTTACTTCTGTCGGTTCAAAGTTATTTGTATTTTGTGTGTTTTCAGATTTCATAAAAGTTAAATAATACTTATGCTTATAAGACTTATAGTTAGACCCAGTAAATATTTCCTCAAAGGGTAACAGATTCTGTATATTATTTAAATGATTAATGTTATAACCAGTTTCTTCAGAGAATTCTCTTAATGCACAATCGTAATCTTTTTCCTGATAATTTCTCCTTCCCTTTGGGAAACCCCATTCAGCCTCATCCCAATTTTCATAAGAATAACTTTCGTCAATGAGAGACGAAAGTGTAAAAAGCTCATTCTTAAATAAAATTCCACCGACAAGAGCGTTAAATTTTTCCCTGGATATGCTCTCCTCGGATTTATATTGATTCGATATGGTCTCATTTCCCCATATCCTCTTCCAAGCAGAATCGAAATCACCTGCCTTTAATGTTAGTTTTTCATCATTCGTCATTTGTTTAATCATATTCATGATATAATCCTTGTTATATAGAGAATATTTACCTCGCATAAAATCAATATATCCCAGAGTATCTTTTCGTCGAATCATTAAATATTGTATTTCATCATTAACGTAACGAAATGCAATAATACCAATACTAGTTATTGGCATTTTGCATTGATGATATATATGTCCTATTTTACCACAGTTATTGCAATAATTGTCATTCATTTAAAATAATTTATTTATAGCTATTTTTATAACGCTAATAATCTTTATATATTTATACATTCAATATAATAGAATGCGATTTGATGCAGATATATGGGGACCACATTATTGGTTTTTTTTACACACGGTAGCTGAATCTTATCCAGTGTATCCAAATGAAGTAACTAAACGAAAATATTATGATTTAATACAAAATATGCCATTGTTCATACCAGTTTCAGAGATGGGAGATAAATTTAGTCAAATGATAGATAAATATCCAGTTACGCCTTATCTTGATAATCGAGATTCTTTCGTTCGATGGACACATTTTGTACATAACAAATTTAATATTTTGTTAGGAAAACAAGAATTATCATTGCCGTTTGCTTTAGAAAAGTATCGTTCTGAATATAAACCAAGACCACTTATTCTCTCTGAAAAGATAAAGATGCGAAAACATTATATACATGCAGCTCTAATATTCGCATTGGTTCTATTAATATACATTTACTATTAGTAGGGGGAAACCAAGGTTTCCCCCCTTACCCCCATCCTTAAAGGGAATTGGGTAAGGGGATAAGGTACGGACGTAGTTCCCCCTCTAAATATTATGTAAATATATTATAACATACATCTTTAAAACTTTATGCGTATAGAAATAATCATATTTATAATAGCCGCGCTATTAATAGCGAATATTTATACTGAAGGGAAATATTTGAAATTGATTTACACATGGAAAAAATATTACCAAATGGCAGGAATAGCATTCGGTGCATTAATGTTATACATATTAATAAAAAAGAATCCATTTCGTGCACAACAGATGATATCAACAACAAATGATTATATAAAATATTTACCTATAGATAAAAATACGAGCAATATGATATCACCAATTTTAGACTTTACTTCAAAACATAGTTTTACACAGAATGAATATGGTGATAATTATCCGATAGTGCCAATGCCAAATAATAATCAAATAGCAGGAGAGAACCGAATGATAAATTCAGGTAAAAAAAGCACAAAACGTTCAGTAAGCGAGACCAAAAAGAAATATGTAGCGTCAAATCAAAATTGGAAATGTGGGGATTGCAGCACCCAATTAAACGCATGGTTTGAAGTAGATCATAAAATCCGTTTAGAATATGGTGGAAGTAATCATATAGATAATTTAGTGGCATTGTGTAGAGAGTGTCACGGAAAAAAGACTACAATTGAAAACTTATAAATTACGAAATAAAATATAACATTTCTATATAGCCATGTCATATTTATATAATTTAATAGATACATTTAATGATATAAAAAATACGATACCCAAATTAACTGGTGTAAGAGACAACGACACAATAAAAAATATAAATAATGTGATTGAAATAATCGTTTTAATTTTAGTTATTGTAACAATAAATCAATTATCTCACAGAAACATGATGAATTCTAATACACCAGAAGGTATTACTTATATAACATTTGTATGTTTCATCGTCTTGTTATCCTTATCATTGCTCTTTAGATTCTTCGTAAAATCAGATTATTCAAATTTATTTGACCCATTAAGTTGGGCAATGTATCCCATAGCATTTGTATTTTCATTTGTAATATGGATATTGAAAAAGGTAGGAGATCTTATATACAATTTATTCTATTATGGGAAAGAAACTTTATTCTTAATTACGAATACCTTCTTAAAAATGTTGCAAGATCCTACTGAATCAGGGGCTTTATTGAAATATGGAGGTTTGTATGCAGCCATTTTTACAGCGATTATTATTTTATATTATGCATCGTTTGATCCAAAAGCATTAACAACAAATGCTTTTACATATGCCATCTCTATTATAGTTCCATTAATATTTGTACTAACAGTAGTAATACCTTATAGTAGTGCACAAGGTGGATCAAATAAATTATTAATAGTTGGACTAGTAATGGGATTTTTTACAGCTGTGTTATACTTTTATGCGAATATGTCGAAAGGTTCATTCCAAACCATGAATTATGCAATTGGTGTATTGACTGTACTTACAGTTTTAGTAGGGTTATCCATATTTTTTTATATTTTCAGTAATTATTTAAAATCGTTATCTGGTTGGATAGGATTCATCGTGTATTTTATATTTTACATACCATGCTTATTAATTGATTTTACAAAATATATATTGAAAGAGTTTGAATTAACTACAAATGCAGTATATGTATTATTTTCTATAGAATTGATATTAATTGTTATATATCTATATATTCCAACAGTAGTGGGGTATTTAACAACAAGCAATGGATTAGTCTTATTAAAGGAAGGTGCGTTTCTAAACATTCAACAAGTTATAGGAAATAGTCAGATGTCTATATTGCCACCACAAGATACGGGATTAGACATTCGCAGTCAACAAAAATATAGACAGAATTATGCATTTTCAATGTGGGTGTTTTTAAATCCCCAAACGCCAAGTTATTCAGGTTATAACAAAGAAACACAGATATTTAACTATGGTGACGGAAAACCGAAAATAACATATTACAATAATATTGGCAATGCAGACGAAAAAGATAAATATATATTTTACTTTACAGACTCAACGTCTGGACCATCAAGTTATGAAATAACGGTTCCAAATCAAAAATGGAATAATTTTGTATTTAATTTTTCAGCAAGTAAAGCGGATTTATTTATAAACGGTGTTTTAGAAAGAACATTCAATTTTAGTGGAAATATACCAGGTTATGAACCTACTGATTTTATAACAATAGGTAGTGAGAATGGACTAGATGGAGCCATTTGCAACGTAGTATACTACAAAGATAGTTTAACATTATCACAAATTACAAATAATTATAACTTATTGTCTACAAGGAATCCGCCTATAAATTAATGAGACGCCGGTAAATTTTTATAAAATAGTATTATATAAATGAACTCAGTCGTTATAATTTTAGGAATTGTAATTATCGTTTTAATCTATGTGTTGTATAAATATTACTCAAACACAGCAACCACATTGCAATCTACGCAAACAAGTCTTAATACAGTAGCGCCTCCTATTACAAAGTTAAGCAGTCCAACAAATACAAGATACTCTTATGGCATTTGGTTATATGTAAATTCATGGGATCCCAATGTAAATAAAACAATATTTAGCAGAGCTGGCAATTTAAGAGTATATTTAAATAAAACAACTCCCACTTTAAATGTTGACATAACAATGTCTGATAAAAGTAATCAAACTATGATTGTTACAGATAATTTCCCGTTACAAAAATGGGTATACATTATTGTGAGTGTTGACAACCAATTCATTGATGTATATTTAGACGGAAAATTAGTAAAATCCCAACGATTTTACAGCCCTGCGACAAATGCTGGGGCAAATGCATTAATGCCGAATATTCCTCCTGATACAACAGTTCCAGTATTTTTAGGCAACTCTGACGTTTCTGCCGGGCCATTTACCGTTTTTGATGCTTATATTTCCCAATTTTATAGATGGGCCGTGCCTATGGATCCCCAAACTGCGTGGAATTATTACATGGCAGGTAATGGTCAAAGCAGTGTGACTGGAGCATTATCCGCTTATGGCGCTAACCTTCAAATATTGCAAAATAATGTAGCGCAAGCGACATATCAAATATTTTAGATGATTTATGCCATAGCATAATATTTTTGTTATTATATACTATAGTAAAATTATAATATATAATGAATGCATTTCAACCAGCTGCTTCTAATCAAAATATTCAAATGCCTCAAGCCGTTAGAGATGTAACTCAGAGTATAGGAAATGGGGTAAGCAATATAACGCAAAACGTAACACAATCTTTATCTGAGTTTTCAAAACAGGCGTCAGCAGGAGCAGGAGCGTCTTCTCAATTTTTATATTCAAATACAGTTATTGCCAAGTTCGCCTTCCTCATTCTTGTGATCATTGTATTTATATTCCTATTAGGTTTAGGAATATCATTGATCGGATATTATATTACTCCATCAAAGAATCCTTATTTAATTAAAGGTCAAATAAATGGGTCAAACAGTCTAACAATTTCACAAGATCCTACACAACAAAATGCAATTCCTATCTCTCGTTCAAATAATAAGACAACTGGTATTGAATATACATGGTCAGTATGGTTATACATTAATGATTTAAACAATAGCAACAAAACATACCAACATGTATTTAGCAAAGGTGACGCAAGTTTTGATCCAACAACAAGTATCTCAACAGTAAATAACGCTCCGGGGTTGTATATAAAACCAGGTGCGGATGGAACAAATGAATGTACCTTAAAAGTTATTATGAATACTTCAGATAATACAGATGGAGCTAATTCGTTAGAAATTGATAATATACCACTTCGCAAATGGGTTCATGTTGCTCTTCGATTAGAAAATACAATGTTAGACGCATATATTAATGGAACAATTTCAGGACGATTAAATTTACCACTCACACCAAAGCAAAACTACAATGACGTACAAGTATGCCAAAATGGTGGGTTTGCAGGCAATTTAGCAGATTTAAGATATTTTTCATATGCTCTCAGTATTATTGAAATAAATAAAATTGTATATTGGGGACCAAATTTAACAGCAAATTCGGCTTCTTCTGCTACAGCTGGGGGATATGGATATTTATCATCCATGTGGTATTCATCCAGACTATAATAAAATAACTCAAACCATATTATATAAA